TGACGGTAGCCCTTACGTTATTGACCAAGGTATGCCAAGCATGGCAGCTAGCGCCAAACCTATCGTGTTCGGTGACTTGACCGGCTACGCAGTGCGACGCGTAGCAGGTATGCGCATGAAGCGCCTTGTTGAGCTTTACGCTGCTAACGATCAGGTTGGCTTTGTAGCTCTTGAACGTGCTGATGGTCGCTTGATTAACACGTCTAAACTACGTGCGCTAACGATGGCCGCGTCATAATTTGACGTCAAAGGGGGTGCAGTACCGGCCCCCAACTAAAAACAAGGTGATATATGAAAATTAAATTCATTACGACTTTGGCGGGAACCGATCACGTTTATCATTCTGGTGACGTGGTAGACGCTAAAGAGCTAATCGAAAAAGGCGTTTTTTCCGCTGATGAAGTGAAGCGATTTTTGCAGCATGGCATATGTGAGCAGATTAAACGAAAAGTCGAAAAGGCCACGAAATGATACGAGTTATCGCACCGCCGAGCAATGAGCCTGTGAGCGTTGATGAGCTTAAACGTCAATGCAGGATCGAGCACGACGAAGAAAACATAATTCTAAAGCGCTATATCGTGGCGGCTCGCACCTACGCGGAATATGTGACTAATTACCACATCATCCGAAAGAGAATCACAGTGTGTAAAAGGGCTTTTGATAACCCTATAACGCTACATATAAGCCCCGTGCAAACTGTCGATAGAATCGCATATTATAACACTAACAACGTTTTGACAGTCATATCAGACAGTGATTACACTGTAGCCAGAAGCGATGAATATAGCGTTATTACACCAGTGAATTCATGGCCAGCGCCTAGTGCAACGATTTTTGACGCTGTTCAAATTGATCTAACTGTTGGGCCAGCTCAAGCGGATGAAATGCACAAGCAGGCTATTCTGATGATCGCGGCAGGCTGGTATAAATGCCGTGAGGATATGAGCGCAATTGATTATAAAAACGTGCCTAATGGTGCTATGGCGCTACTTGGAACCACAAATAATCAGGTGTTTTGATGGACGCTGGAAAATTTAAAGAGCGGGTGAGGTTCGAAAGACTCACAACGACAACCGACGCAGAAGGCTCGACCGTTGAAACCTGGAACGCGCTATTTACACGCTGGGCCAATGTCCAAATTAACACAGCGGTCGAGACTTTCAAAAATAATCAAAACTTCCAGACACGCGCTGGCTTCGCACTGGTTAGGCGTGACAGCGACACAAGGACATTAACAGCCAATGATAGAATGATTTACGATAACGAACCTTGGGAGCTTCTAGGGGTCGTTAATGTGCAAAATTCTGATGAATATTTGGAGCTGGGAATAAGGCGTTATGGTCAGTAGTGTTTCGTTCGAGGTTGAAGGCTTGGAAGAGTTAGAGCGCCAACTATTAAGGCTTGAGCGTTCAGTAGCTCGAAAGATACTAAAATCCGCATTAAGTACATCTGGGACAAAGATTGTAAAAGCTGCAAAAAAGAACGTGCCTAAACGTACGGGGCAGCTAGAAAAAGCAATATTCAAAAGCACATCAAGAGTTGGGGGAGTGCCCTACATAAGAGGCCCAGAGGCCGCTCAGACAACTATAGGAATTAAGCGTTACGGCGCAAGGGGTGCGCCACACGCATACTTACAAGAATTCGGAACACGCGAGCGATTCAGAAGACGCAGAAGGAACGAGATAGACGGAAGCACAACAACCTATAGGATCAGCACAGGCCGCGTAAAGGGCTCTTTCTTCATGCGCAGAGCGTGGCGTCAAGAGGGTGGAATACACGCTCTAAACAGGTTTAAGAAATCACTACAGCGACGAATTAGGAACGCGACAAGATGATTAGCCAAGTTTTGGCAGATTTAAAAGCCGACAGCACGTTGAATGGCCTGATCAATGGGCGCATTTATCGTTCTATTTTGCCTGATTATCCGACTTACCCGCTGATACTGTTCGAGACAGAAAAAGAGATACAAAATACTCTAGGTGGCGAGTCTACATTACAGCGCTATCTGTTTGATTTTATGATAATGGGCAAAAGCTATGTCGAGTGTAAATCAATATTTAACGCTATGAATAATGCGCTTTTTAATTCAACAAATTTTAGTCACACGATGCTTTCGTCAGATGACGGACAATTTAACGACGAAATAGAGCAATATGTAATTAACGCACAATCATCAATCTGGGGAGTGTAAAAAATGGCAGCATTAACAGCACAAGGGTCGGTTTTAAAACTATCTGATATGGGCGGCACACCAACCTTTACAGCTATCGGTGAGGTAATCGGCGTGTCTGGTCTTGGTGGCGGTGGTGCTACTGAAATCGACGTAACCGATCTATCATCAACGGGTAAAGAATTTATCCTTGGCCTGAAAGATGAGGGTGAGATCACTATCAGTATGAACCTCGACACAGGTGACACGCAGCAAACAGCTTTGAGAACTGCGCGGGATGCTGCCACGGTCAGAGATTTTCAACTTGATCTTACAGACAGCGGGCCTACCACCATAAGCTTTTCGGGATTCGTCAAAAGCTTTGCAATTGATCTTGCGGTAGATTCTAAAATCGGTCTAGAAGTAGCAATTCGAATCACTGGAGCGGCAACATGGGTTTAAACAAACAATTATCCTTAGCCGATATTATAAAGGCTGAAGACCATCGAGACGAAAAAGTGCCAACGCCAGAATGGGGCGAAGGCACTTACATTACTATCCGAAGCATGACAGGCGAAGCCCGAGACGCTTACGAGATGACCCTTTTCAACATGGCCGGCGATGGTGAATATAAGCAAGACCTATCAAACGCCAGGGCCAAAATGATAGCGGCCTGTGCTATTGGCCCTGATGGTAAAAGGATGTTTACCAGCGAAGATCATATTAAAGCGTTAGGCAGTAAAAATAATGTGGTCATCGATCGAATCTGGAAAGCGTGCCAAAAGCTTAATGCTATTGGTGACGCGCAGATCGACGAATTATTGGGAAACTAAAGCGCCGGCCTACAGCACTATTTTTACATAGATATGCTCTAGCTGTAGGTTGGCCGGTACCGATGCTTAAAAAGGTAATGAGTTCAGCCGACATTGCCGAAGCGATGGCATTTGAGAGGTTAGAACCGTTTGGTGAGTATCGGGACGACATGCGCGCGGCGCTAATAGCAAGCACGATCGCTAATTGCAACAGATCACCAAAAAGTAAAAGCTTTGGCATATCTGATTTTATGCTTGATTTTAGCGAACAGAAACCGAGAACTATTGATGACGACATATTAGAGGTATTCGGACTTGGCAAGCCAGACACTAGCTAGTTTAGCAATAACCATGCGGGCCAATGCTGCACAGCTAGTGCAAGAGGTCCAGAATGCGCGCCAAAGCTTGTCGGGCCTTGGTGACATGATGAGAGGTCTTGCAGGGGCTGCCACAGGTGCCGCAGCTGCTATGGGTACAATAGCGGTTGCACAGGCTAATGCTATTAGAGAGACAAAGCTTTGGGCGGATCAGTTGGGTATATCGACACAGCGTCTCACAGAGCTATCAGCTGTCTTTCAGCAAACGTCGAACATTGACGGCGAACAATTTAACGACATGCTGCAAGAGCTAAACAACCGACTAGGTGAAGCCGCCGTAACTGGCGGGGGTGCTCTTGCGGAAGCTTTCGAAGTTATCGGTTTAAAAGTGGATGATGTTCGAAAGCTTAAGACTGACGAAATGATACTTACTATTGCTGATGCTTTTAAAGTATTAGACGATCAGCAAGCGCTCACCTTCGCATCGGCTGAGATTTTCTCCGGTGAAGGTGAGAAAATCGTAGAGATTCTAAAGCAAGGCCGTGGTCCCATTGAAGATATGGTGAAAGGATTCCGTGATCTTAATGGCACAATATCGGACAAGCAAGCACAAGAGGCAGTGGAATTCGCCAACAGTGTTAAGAAAATAGAAACGGCTTTTGGCGCCCTATCCAAGGAGCTCACTTTGTTTTTAGCTGGTCCAGGGGCAGACGCTGCCAACTGGGTTACTCAGCTCATAAAAGATGTTAGGCAATTCGACGATGCTGTTAATAAGAGCAATATTTCAGCTCAAATAATGGCTATCACTGATCAGATTGACCCACTAATTGAAGAGCTTAAAGGGTTAGAAACTACACGTAAGTTTGTCCCATTGGATGATAGCGAACTAAATAGAATAAAAGAAATTAGAAAAGAGATTAGAGAATACCAGGACCAGATATCTGAATTGCAAGGTAAGTCTGCTTCAATATTGCCTGGCACAACAACGGCAGACATGGAAGCCGCAGAGAATGCAAAAAAGGTTGCTGAAGAAGCAGGTCAGCTAAGAATAAAACAGATGCAGGACGAAGCCGCAGAGAAGAAGCGATTAGACGAAGAGGCCGCAACGCGCAAGAAAGAACTGCAAGAAGCTTTCGGCGGCGATCCAGAAGCAATGTTCGAGCGTATGCAAGAGCAGCACATGACCGAGTTAGAATTGCTAAACGCTAACTTTGAAGACAAAAAAGCACTGTTCGAAAAGTTTAAAAAGTTCGAGATAGGTACAGAGAAAAGCCGCAACAAACTTATGCTTGATGAGTATTTTAAGTACTTTTCACAGCGAAAGAAGCTTGAAGACGCAGCTAATAAAACAGAAATTGGCGATAAAAAACGCTTCATGAATCACGTTTTACAAAACAGTAAGGCGGGTGGGAAGATTATGCTTGCTCAGCAGAAAGCGCAAGCATTGGCCGAAGCCTTGATAGAGTCCAAAAAATCCATCATAAGCGCATACCGCTGGGGTAACTCAATCGGCGGCCCTGTGGTTGGCGCTGCATTTGCAGCTACAGCGGCGGCTGTGAGCGCTTCCATGATTGCAGATATAGTCAACCCTGGTGGCAGTTCTTCTAGTTCTGGCGTGGGCTCAGGTGGCACGCCATCATCGCCTGACGTTAGCACGCCAGGTTTAGAAGATTTGGCAGCAGCTAACGACGATGAGCCAGCGACAACAAAGACAATTACGGTTGCTTTTGAGGGCGAAGGTGAGCTCGTACCACGCTCAGTGCTTCGAGAGCTGGCTGAAGAGCTGAACAGTTTGGACGATTCAAACGTGAGGATAAGCATTTAATGGCGGGTAGAATCCTTTATAACAATTTATTAAGAAGCGCGACGGTGTTATCAGACACTACTGCAACTGGTTTTGGGCCTTCCAACAGCCTGGACGGTAGGACGTCAACATTCAGCAAAATGGCAGCGGGCACAGATCAAAACATCGTATACGATTTTGGCTCAACTCAAAGCTTCGATAGCTTCGCGTTAGCGCGCCATAACTTCGGCGCTAACACTTATATAACAGTTCAGGGCAGCTCGGATAACGTCACCTATACCAATATAATAACGTCCGTTAATGTCATATATGACAAAAATATATTTAAAGACCTTGGATCGCAAAGCTATCGATACGTAAAAATATTATGGACCGACACATCACAAGAAATGGTTTTTGCCGATGTTTTCATTGGTCCAAGCCTAGAGCTGCAAAGATCACAGCTTCATGGATTCACGCGCCCAGGTTTAAGCGATGGCGACTCAGTAATTGCAAACGTAACGCGAGGCAAAGAGCTTGCCGGCTTGACTATAAGACCGAATCCCGAACGTGTACGCTTCACAATGCCCTATTACACTTCAGCATGGTTATCAGAATTTATCTCACTGCGCGACACTATGAAAGAGTACCCTATTTATATGATTTGGGATATAACGAGGAGTGAAGCACCGTTCGCTGGCGGGGAGCCTGCTTTTTACTGTTGGCCCACAAAGTCACTACCAGCGCCGAAATATTCAAAAAATATAAATGGCTATTACGATGTTAGATTTGACATGACAGGCTTTTATAAATGAGCTATTCAACAGACGCGGCCAAGTTATCGCGTGACCCTTTAAACATCGTGCGAATTGATTTAGACACTAAAATCAGCGGCACGTATGAGTATATTTCTGACGGTGCTAGTCCTGCTAACGATCCGCCTATCTGGTCATGTGTAAAAAATATCGAATGGGTTCCAACACGTACCAGCCAGGATGGTGGCTTAGGGTATTTGGGTGAGGTGGTTATAACTGCGCAGGATTTCCCGTGGAACGGTGGCCCAGGCACTTATTTTGGTAGGCTACTAGCTAATAACCCTTATTTTTTGAATCGATGCGTTAAGATTTATAGCGGGTTTTTTAGCCATGGTGACGTGTTCAGTTTTGGTAATTTTCAAGAGCGTGATTATTTTATCAAAGATATCGTTGGGCCTGATAACAAAGGTATAGTTAAAATAAAGGCTTTTGATATCCTAAGCCAGACCAAAGAAGACACCATGCCAAGAGCCACTAACGGCTACCTTGGCGCGGCACTGTTGGCAGCAACGACTAATACAAGCATAGATGTTGGCAATAAT